TGGTATGATCATTGGCTGTCGTTGGGCTATGAGGGCCTGATATTCAGGACCGACACACCATATCTGTTCGGATCGGCCGCACGCAACCTGATGAAGAAAAAGCCTGTCCAACACGCTGAGTTCATTTGTATTGGCGTGTGGCAGGGTGAGGGCAAGAATGTGGGCGTGCCGACATATCAGCTTCAACGGCCGGACGTGCCCTATGTCAAGGGCGCACCAGCGACGGCCAAGAATTCATTTGGCTGCGTGCCAAAGGGTGAATACCCTGAGAAGAAAGCCTTGTGGCTACAGCACAAAGACGGCTCTTGTATTGGCAAGCCATACACAATTGAATGTGCTGATTTCTATGACTCGGGCGTGCCGCAATTTCCTATTGGGATCGGGGTGCGAGATTATGAGTGACAACGGCAAAAAGGCTCTGATAGACGACCATGCCAAGTGACCTGGCCCACGGCCTGATATCGACGGCTGAAGAAAATTCCTTTGCTTCTTGGCCTCTATACCTTATACTTTAAGTATAAGGGGATAAATTATGGAACACATCGAAATAGTCTTGAGAATTAGAGAGTTGACGGCTTTATGGGAGCGACAAGGTGGACTCAACCTGAAACAAGATGTTGAACTCTATGAGCTTCAACTCAAGGCCAATGAAAATGGCTGGATATACTGGTGAAATGTATTGTAGAGGTCTTGATTGATTAAGGCTATCAAACGGTGCCAGGAAAAATGGATATGGATGAAAAAGAATTAGCGCTCAGATATATCTTGAGCCTCATAGGTGATACAGACCATAGCAAATGCAACGCAAGCGTGGCGAAATCGCTTAGAGCCAAAAGCGAAATGTTAAACGCCATACGAGAATTAGCCAACACTGGCCTTGGGCTCCGCAAGTCTGACCAACAGCGGGCCTCAAATCAATCTGGTCAAGATGGAGGTATTCTATGAGAAAGATTGTCGCAATAATTCTGCTGGCCTTGATGGTGGCCACCGGCCTCGGCTGCGTGGCTCTGTCGGAGTATGCCACACCGGCTCCGGTGGACAAGGCGGCAGTCAAGTATGCGGCTGAGGCGGGTGTCATTGACGCCAATAGCTTTCGAGGCTATGCCAATTATGAGAAAGCTCGCAGACTTGAAAGAGCGTTACAAAGTGCCTACAAAGTGTACACCCTCGGACTGGATCAAGCCAAAGAACGCCATGAGCTTGACTACGCAAATCTGGAAAAGGTTGTGGCAGCAAATACCAAGACCGGAAAGCAGCGTGAGGCTGCCTTGTTCGGTGAAACGGGCCTGATATCTATGGGAATTGGCCTTGCTGGAATGGGCGGTCTTGGTGGCTTCCTGGGCTTAATGCGAAAGCGGCCTGGCGATATCACGCCAGCGGAATTGGAAGCAGCAACGGTTCAAGCCAGTGTCGAGGTCAAAGACAAGGAGCGGCAGTTGCTTGAAATTATAGGCGGCGTGTCGGAGTTTATGAAGACTTATGACAAGACAACGGAGCCGGGAATGGCTCTGAGAGCATCCTTGAAGACAACGACCAACTCTGATACCAAACAAGTTGTTGCGGCGATAAAAGCGGTTTAACCGTTATAATTGCCCTGACCTCTGCGACCGGTGGGATTGCTCCTGCCGGCCGTTTTGATATAATCCGGTGCCACGTCCGAAAATCTTACTTCATTTACTTCACTTTGAAATGGAAGTGAAGCGGATTGTAACATGTTGTCTGTGTCAAGACTTATCTTCACTTTACTTCATTTACTTCACTTCGGCCCAGGATTGCAATTGCCCTGATATTTCTTTGTTTATATTGTTATTTCTTATACCTTTTAATCTTAATAAAGGTTAAGTAAATTAAGTAAGGTTAAGAGGGCTGCTGTAGGGGCAGGACTTAGAAAACTCCACTTTGTACTTCACTTCAGTGATGTTAAGTAGGCTGCCGCATACTCCTGGGCTCTGGACACATCGCATCATACTCCTGGCTCGCGCGCCCGCACGCGCGACCGGCCTATGATAGGACATGGACGATAAGAAAACATCACGCAGGGCCATGATCCAGTCCATCAAGGATAAGCTTGCCGAGGAAATGATTGTAGACGCACAGGCCTCGGCTCTTTTGGTGGCTCCACCTGAGATTGAGATAGAGTTGGTTGTGTTCCTGCCGGACGATGTTGTTGAGGCTATGCCTGGCCGTCAATGGGATCATGAGCGGATATCCTGGACACCCCAGGTCTGCGCCAACGTCTTGAATCACGTTGTCAATTATGGCGTATTGGCCCATGCCTGTTTGAGCCAGGGCGTGTCATACCGCACCTTGGAGATTTTGGTCAAAGACTATCCTGGCTTTGCGGCGCTCAAGGCCGAGGCCCAGGACTTGTACCGGGACAAGGTCTCCAGGGCCGTCCATAACAGAGCCATCACAGGATGGCTTGAGCCGCAATTCCACAAGGGCCAATTCTGCGGCTTCATCCGCAAGTTCAGCGACCGCATGCTTGAGCTTCAAGCAAAGCGCTATGTGCCTGAATACCGGGACAAATCTGCGGTGGACCTCAATGTGAAGAGCGGGGTGTTGGTCGTCAATTCAGACGGCATCCCGGACAAAGAGGCCTGGCTTGAAGAGATGCGCAAACGCCGGCAGGTTGAGTCTAAGGTGATTGAATGACCGTTGCTGTTTTAGATTGGCGTATTCAAGAAGGGCAGTTGAGGCCTTATGTCATCACCGAGACTGGCGAGCAGGAGGCAACGTGGGCTCCTCAGCCAGGCAGTCAAAAGGCCTTCATGCAGTGTCCGGCTGAAGAGGTCTGTTATGAGGGCACCCGAGGGCCGGGAAAGACTGACGCCTTGTTGATGGACTTCGCACAGGACACTGGCAAAGGCTTTGGGGCAGAATGGCGGGGCATCCTGTTCCGGCAGACATTCCCACAGCTCAGCGACGTTATTGTCAAGAGCAACAAATGGTTCCCGATGATTTGGCCTGGCGCTCGGTACAACGCTGGTGACCATATATGGACCTGGCCGGACGGTGAGACACTGCGCTTCAGCTATGGTGCTAAAGAGAAAGACTATTGGAATTATCATGGAAAGTCATGGCCTTGGATCGGCTTTGAGGAGTTGACCACGTGGGCCGATCCGGCATTCTTCTTGAAGATGTTCTCCTGTCACCGATCCTCAATGCCGGGGATGCCACGCAAGATACGCACCACCACCAATCCATACGGGCCGGGGCACAACTGGGTGAAGATGCGATATCACCTGCCTGTGGCTCCTGGCGAGATGTATGGGCCGCTGATTGAAGAGTTTGATGAAGACGGTGAGCCATTGCCAGAGCGGATCGCAATTCACGGTTATCTTGACGAGAATCAAATCTTGCTGACAGCCGATCCGAAATACAAGGGCAAGATCAGGGCCTCAGCCAGGGGTAACAAGGCTCAGCTACAGGCCTGGCTCCATGGCTCCTGGGACATTGTGGCTGGTGGGATGTTCGATGACGTATGGGACGCCACCAAGCACGTCATCCCGGATTTCAAGGTGCCGTCATCCTGGATGATATACCGAGCATTTGATTGGGGCTCCTCAGCGCCATTCTCGGTGGGCTGGTGGGCCGTGAGCGATGGCACTGATGTCACATTCCCTGACGGCCGGATATGCTCCACCGTGCGGGGTGATTTGTTCCGCATTGCCGAGTGGTACGGGTGGAATGGTGAGGCGAACAAGGGCCTGAAGATGATCAACCACGATATCGCCAAGGGCATCATCGAGCGAGAATTGGCGATGGAGATTCATAAGCGGTGTAAAGCGGGGCCTGCTGATGCGTCAATCTTCAAGACCGAAAACGGCATATGCTACGCCAATGAGCTGATGAAGCCTCAGTTTGTCAATGGCAAGAAACGCAGAGTCATGTTTGTCAGCAGCAACTCGGCTCCTGGCACACGCAAGCTCGGTTGGGGCGTGATGCGTGAAAGATTTCTTGCCGTCAATCCGCCCGAGGGCCGCAGGGGGCCTCGGGAGTTCCCTGGGCTATTTGTCACAAGCAAATGCGAGCAATTCCGCAGGACCGTACCTGTGTTGGCCAGGAACATGGACAAAGACCCTGACGACGTTGACACCGATACCGAGGATCACATTGGTGATGAGGCTCGGTACATGAGCGTGTTTGTCTCGGTGAGGCGTGGGAGCGGCCGGGTGAGCGGAGTGGCTTCTTGAGCTATAATAGAACACGTGAGCACGTGTTATTTCGGAGGCATATATGAGCACTGGATCAGGCATTGAAACGGTTCACCCGTTATACGCAATGCGTGTTGTTGATTGGGACCTGATGGATGATTCATATCACGGTCAGCGCCGGGTCAAGGACAAGGGCTTCAAATACCTGCCGGCCACGCCTGGCCAGATCATGGATGGTCTTCAGCACAATCAGAAGGGCCGCAAGAATTATCAGGCATACAAGACACGGGCCACTTTCCCTGACGCGGTGTCTGCGGCTGTTGAGGCCTTGCTCGGTGTGATGCACCATAAGCCTGCCACTATTGAGCTGCCAGATAGTATGGCGGACCTGATGGACAAGGCCACCATCAAAGGTGAAAGCCTTCAGATGCTCCTGCGGCGGATCAACGAGCATCAGTTGATTATAGGGCGGCTCGGGCTCCTGGCTGATATCGAGGATGGTGCCGAGGTGGGCACTATGCCGTATATTGCCTTGTACAAGGCCAAGGATGTCATCAATTGGGACGATACACAGCGGGCTATTCAGGAGCGCAACCGGCTCAATTTGGTGGTGCTCAACGAGAGCAGGCATGAACGGACTAATTTGGAATGGAAGTTTGTGCGGCGATATCGGGCACTGATGTTGGGTGAGCTGGACCCCAACGATGAATCCGAGGTCTATCAAATGGCGGTGTTGGGTGAGCAGACCAACTTGAACCTCACCACCGCAGACACGATCACGCCGTCAATTGCCGGCCGATCTTTGGATGACATCCCATTTGTCATCATCAACAGCCGGGACATTGTCGCAGAGCCGGACGACCCACCACTCCTGGGCTTGGCCAATCTATCCATGACGATATACCGGGGTGAGGCTGATTACAGGCAGGCACTCTTCATGCAGGGCCAGGATACACTGGTCATCATCGGCGGCACTGAGGGTGAGGATGTCAGAGCCGGGGCCGGGGCTCACATCGACGTGCCGATGGGTGGGGATGCCAAATATATTGGCACAGACTCCAAAGGCCTCAAAGAGATGCGGGAAAGCATACAGAACGACAAGAAAGAGGCTGCTGAGAGCGGCGGCAAGCTCCTGGACACACGCGGGGCCAATGCCGAGAGTGGTGAGGCTCTGCGGATCAGGGTTGGCGCTCGGACAGCTTCATTGAATCAGATCGCAATGACCGGGGCCGAGGGTCTTCAGACCATTTTGCGGTTGATTGCACGATGGTGTGCTTGCGATCCTAAGCAGGTCAAAGTGACGGCCAATATGGACTTTGCTGATGCCTCAGTTGAGGGCCGGACCTTGGTGGACTGGATGTCAGCAAAGGCATTGGGCCTGCCGTGGAGCAGGGAGTCAATCCACCGCAAGCTCCAGGAAAAGGATTTCACTGAGATGGAGTATGAGGATGAGATGGCGGCCATTGAAGCAGAAGCACCTGAGCCAGGCGGTGAGGGCACAGGCGTTGAAGAGGAGCTGGGTGAAGAGGTCTGATGGGAGATGAAGGCATCAAGAGAAATCACCCTGCTGCGGGCACTCTTGCGGGAGCGGCTGCCGGTGACCAGCACCCTGACAGAGGTGTTGTATCAGGCTGCTGGGGCCGAGTCAGGTCTCATAGTCACCATGGACGTATATCGGCCGGACAAGAGCCAAGACGTGGGCCAATCCGGCACTGCGAATGAGATTGGGACCACGGGCAGATATTACATGGCATTTGCCGCAGATGCACCAGGTTGGTTCGTGTTGATACACGACAACGCAGGTGGCAACGCGGTCAGACAATTTTGAGGAGATGAGTGATGGCCAAGACATTTGAGATTATGTACCAGGCAGCCGGGGCCGGGACCGGAAAGATAGTTCAGATGGACGTATTCAAGCCGGACAAGACTGTTGATGCGGTCCAGAGCGGCGTTGCAACCGAGGTTGGCACCACGGGTCGATATTACATGAGCTTTGACGCCGATGCTCCTGGTTGGTACGTCGAAATCAGTGATGACGCGGGCGGCAAGGCCGTGAAGCATTTCGGCCAGGAAAAGTATGATGCGCACGGCTCTGAGGCAGACAGGACCGGGTTGGTCACTGCCGTGGCCAATGTTCAGACAGCCGTTGACGCAGTTGCTGTCGCAATTACCACACTGGACACGGCTCTGGGCGTGACCGATGGCAAGGTGGACACGGTTGTCACCGGGGTTGGAAGCCTTCAGACTGACGTGACGGCTCTGGCGGCGGCTCTGGCGGCTATCGACACCAAGATTGACGGAATCAGCGCACCGCCTATGGTTGGTTGATGGCAAAGGCCTCTCACATCCCTGTTCCCAAGACGGCCAATGAGTTGTGGTTTGACGCATTGGTGCGGCATCAGGTCTATCTGATGCGTGTCTCGGGCAGCGTGCGCAATGAGATCAACGGTCTGCTCAATGAGATGGAGCGGGCCATGGTAGATCGCATCAACGCAGTGTTGACCGGCAGCAAGAAGCTGTCACCGGCTCGGCTCCGCAAGGCCGAATCACTCATCAAGCAATTGAAGCAAATCCGCACTGAGGTCTGGATTGAGGTTGACGGCCTCTGGAAAGAGACCATGAAGGGCCTTACGGTTCAAGAGGTTGAGCAGGTCAACCGCATGTTTCATACGGTCTCACCGGCCGAGTTGAGCACGCAGCTGCCTTCAATTCCCAAGCTCAAGGCCTTGGTCAAGACTCTGCCTTTCGAGGGCTATGTCCTGGGCTCCTGGGCCAAGAAAATCGCAGCCGACGACATCGGCCGGATTGCTTCACAGGTTAGGATCGGGGTTGTACAGGGTGAATCTTCACAGACTATCGCACGGCGGATCATCGGCACCGCCAAGCTCAAGGGTGCCGATGGAGTGACACAGATCACGCGGCGAAATGCCGAGGCCATCACCAGGACTGCTATCAATTCATTCAGCAATGCGGCTCGGGAGATGTATTTTGCCGCCAATCAGGACATCTTTGACAAGGAAATCTACACGGCCACGTTGGACGGCCGGACCACGCCGATATGCCGCAGCCTTGATGGGGACCGATTTCCAGTAGGTGTGGGGCCAATGCCGCCACTACATTTCAGCTGCCGATCCTTGCGAGTGGCTGAGATCAATGGTGAGATGGTGGGCAAGAGACCGGCCAAGCCTGTAACAGATCGAATGATGGTGAAGAAGTATGCCCAGGCAAACGGCCTCGGGTCGATCAAAAGCCGATCCAGGTTGCCCAGAGGGCATCGAGGCAAGTATGACGCATTTGCTCGGGGTGAAATGCGGCGGCTCACCGGCCGGGTGCCGGCAAAGGTCAATTATCAGACATTCCTTGAGGGCCAGTCTGTTGACTTCCAGGATGATGTCCTGGGGCCGACACGGGGCAAGCTATTCCGTGATGGCGGGCTCAAGCTGGACAATTTTGTCGACAAGAAGGGCGCAACCATCAGGCTGGACCAACTTGCCGACACCGATGCTGCCGCATTCAGAGCGGCCGGACTTGATCCGGCTGCGTTCTAAGTGCCCGCTATCAGGGTCATCCACAGACAGAATCAACTCATCATTGAGATCAATGTGGAGCATGGGTCTCAGGTTTGATGACGTTGACGACACGTTTGAGCGCCGAGCGGGGTGCCTGGCACGCAACCGCACGGCAGTGGCCGACGTGGGCCAATCAAGCATAGTCTCTGCTCCAGGCCGCCATTCATCAAGGCATTGAGCAGCGTATGCCCACGCTGGAATTGTTTGACCGATCTGT